GGAGTAAGTCAATCAGGAACTACAGTTACACTTGGAGCAAGTGGTGATACGGTGACGTTAGCTAGTGGAGCAAGTCAATCAGGTTTTGGTAGAACAGGAACTGTAGATTGGCAAACAGGAGATATTAAAACAGGAAATTTTACGGCAGCAAATGGTAAAGGTTATTTTGTAAATACAACAGGTGGAGCTATAACAGCCACACTACCTTCATCACCAAGTGCTGGAAATATTGTGGCTATTGCAGATTATGCAGGAACTGCAGCGACTAATAATATTACCATAGGTAGAGGTGGATCAAACATTGAAGGTGTTGCTATTGATGGAATAATCTCTGCAAACAGAGACACTATAACTTTAGTTTATGTAGATGGCACTCAAGGTTGGTTAGCAGTTAATGATAACGAATCATCTTTCTTATCACCTGAATATGTAACAGCAACAGGTGGAACAATTACTACTTCTGGAAATTTTAAAATTCATACTTTTACAGGCCCAGGAACTTTTACAGTTTCTTGTGCAGGTAATACAGTAGGTTCAAATTCAGTAGATTATTTAGTCGTAGCTGGCGGTGGCGGTGGCGGTGGATCTAATTTTCCAGGTGGTGGAGCCGGTGGAGGTGGAGCTGGTGGTTATAGAGAATCTGGAGGGACAGCTTCTGGATGTTATACTGTATCTCCATTAGGTTCATCTCCAAGTTCAGTTGCAGCGATTACAGTTACAGCACAAGGTTATCCAATAACTGTAGGTGGTGGTGGACCAGGAGCACCTAGTAGTGTAGGTAATGCAGGTAATGGAAACAATTCAGTATTTTCAACAATAACAAGCACAGCAGGTGGATTTGGAGGTTCTCCAAGTTCTCCAACAATCCCAGGACAACCAGGAGGATCAGGTGGTGGTGGACCTTGGCAAAGTAGACCAAGTAATGTTGGAACAGGTAATACACCTCCAGTTAGTCCGCCTCAAGGAAATCCTGGAGCATCGGGTTCAGGAAATCCTGGTTATGCAGGAGGCGGAGGCGGAGGAGCACTTGCAGCTGGTACTGCTGCCCCACAACCAGGTGGAAAATGTGGTGGAGCAGGTGGTGGTGGAGCAACATCAAGTATTAACGCAACACCTACAGCACGAGCCGGTGGTGGTGGTGGAGGTGCAGGTGAACCTGCTGGAACTGGTGGAACTGCATCAGGAGGTGGTGGACCTGGAGGAAATGGAGACAATGGAGCTGGAAATAATGCAACTGCAAACCTTGGTGGTGGCGGTGGTGCCGGAGCAGGAGGTGGAGCATCAGGTGGTGGAAATGGTGGTTCAGGTGTGGTAATAATAAGATATCAGTTTCAAGGTAGTTAATTATGAGTGAAGTAAAAGTAAATAAAATTAGTCCAAGAACAAATTGTGGTACAGTCCAATTAGGAGATAGTGGTGACACTATTACAATTCCTTCTGGGGCAACAATTACAAATAATGGAACGCAAACAGGTTTTGGTCGTACAGGTACAGTAGACTGGCAGACATCAAGTATCAAGACATCAACTTTTACTGCAACTAATGGTGAAGGTTATTTTGTAAACACATCAGGTGGAGCTGTAACAGTTAATTTACCTGCAGGATCTGCAGGTGCGATTGTTTCTATAAAAGATTATGCACAATCATTTGATGACAATACTTGCACAGTAGCTGCAAATGGTTCTGAAAAAATAGATGGTTTGGAAAATGATTTATTACTAACTACAGAGGGTGTAGCAGTTACTCTTGTTTATGCAGATGCTACTAAAGGTTGGCAATCAGTAAATAGCAATGACGTAATTAATCAAGAATTATATGTAACAGCAACAGGCGGTACAATAACAACTTCAGGAAATTGCAAAATTCATACTTTTACAGGACCTGGTACTTTTACAGTTACACAAGTTGCAAGTTGTGCGACAAACAATATAGTTTCACACGTAATAGTAGGTGGTGGTGGCGGTGGTGGTGCCGACAGAGGCGGTGGTGGCGGAGCTGGTGGTTATAGAGAAGTAAAAAATCCAGTAACTCCATTTACAGCTAGTCCTTTAGATGGATATGCTTGTGCACCGAACAGAGTAACAGTCACAGCACAAGGTTATCCAATTGCAATTGGAGGTGGTGGAGCAGGTGGAACTCAACCTGCACCAAGTTCTCCTTCAGGAGTAAATGGTAGTAATTCTTCTTTTGGAGGAATTGTGGGAGCTGGTGGTGGCGGTGGAAAAAATTCAAACACAGGTGTTGCTTTAGCAGGTGGATCAGGTGGTGGTGGTTCAGGATCAGGAGCTGGAGCAGGAGGAGCTGGTAATTCACCTCCCGTTACTCCATCTCAAGGTAATCCTGGTGGAACATCGGCAGATGGAGCTTTCTCAACAGGAGCTGGCGGAGGAGGAGCTGGAGCAGCGGGCGGAAATGCTTCCTCACCTTCTGGGGTTTCACCTCCGGGTGCAGTTGGTGTAACAACTACTATTCCAGGTTCGCCTTTAGCGGTAGCTGGAGGTGGTGGTTCAACAGGAACAGGTGGTCCTGCTGGTAACAAAACTGGAGGAGGTGGTGGAGCATCATCAGGATCTACTGCTTTTGGTGCTGGTGCTGGCGGAACAAGTGGTACAAATCCTGGAACAGCAAATACTGGTGGTGGTGGAGGTGCTTCTTGCAATGGTGCGGCTGGCGCTGGTGGATCAGGTATAGTTGTGATAAGATATAAATTTCAATAGTTGAATGGTAATTAAAATTAATATATAAGGAGAAGCATTATGGCACATTTCGCAAAACTAGGAGCTAACAGTAAAGTTATTCAAGTGTTAACGCTTGATAACAAAGATATGTTAAATGCTGATGGTGTTGAAGATGAATCAGTAGGTCAACAATATTTAGAAACACATAATAATTGGCCTGCACAAATGTGGATTCAAACTTCATATAACACAGTAGGTAATACACATAGATTGGATGGTACACCTTTCAGAGGAAACTATGCAGGTGTAGGTTATGAATGGGACGAAGATAACAATATTTTTTGGCCTAAAAAACCATACGCATCTTGGGTAAAAAATACTACAACTGCTAATTGGGAATCACCGCTTGGTGCAATTCCTGAATTAACTGAAGAGCAAGAAAATCAAAATACAGCAGGGACTCATTCTTGGGGTTATTCTTGGGATGAATCTGCATATCAATCTGATAATACAACAGGTTGGGTCTTGACGGATTCTATGGCATAATATATATTTGGTGGTGGTATGAGAAAGAAAGTATATTTCCTTACAGGATTTCCTAGATCAGGTAATACATTATTAGCAAAAATTCTAAATCAAAATAAAGATATTGGAGCTACAGGACACTCAAGTCTTCCCGATGTTTTATTTAATTTAGATTTAATAAAATTAAAAAATACCTATAATAATTTCAAAAGTGATAAAGATTATAATAATATAATAACAAATATATTTAATAACTATTATCAAGATTGGCCACAAAAATATATAATTGATAGAGGTGAATGGGCCACTCCTGCAAACTATGCTCTTCTTCTACAATACTTCACACAAGACATTAAGATTATATTTTTGTTAAGAAACCCTGTAGATGTAATTAAATCTTATATTAAACTTTGTAACGATTATCCTAATTTTTATATAAACCGTCAGTACAATGAATTAGATATAACTTCTTTACATAGAACTGAATTAGAAGAAAAAATAGAATTAATAACTAAAAAAGGAGATTTAGTTGATTGGTCTTTTATGGCTTATAATTTTATAAAAGATAAAAAAAATGTTCATTTTGTAAAATATGAAGATCTTGTAGAGGACCCTAAAAAAACATTAAATGGTATATATGGTTTTTTAAACATACCTGAATTTAAACATAACTTTGATATTAAAGATCAGTTTTTCATAAATGGTATTAAATATGATGACAGTGTAATGGGTGCACCAATGCATACATTGCACACAGGTAAATTAAAAAACTTTGGTTATCCTGATATAAAATTACCTGAATATATACTTGAAAAATATAAAGGAGTGTTATATGACTACTAGTGGTATGCAAAAGAAAGTATTAACAGAGCAAGCATTATATTATGGTGATGTGGCAATGCCTAAAGATTGGGACATTGACCGAGATAAATTATCAGGCGACATTTTACAATCAGTAATTAAAAACAAAAATTTTCCATTCTCACGAACTTGGGACATGTTAAATACATATATGCGAGATCACGTTGGTCTTGAGTATGGTATCAATCTAATTAACAAAGATACGTGGGGCAATATCTATAAACCTGCAGAAACTACAATTCCATTATTAAATATTGATCCAGTAGATCTTCGAAACTCACCAGACTTTACATTATTATATGGTGTAAAAGTTAAAGATTGTATGGTCAGAATACACTATGAAGATAACAGACGAAAAGGTAGGTCTTGGGATATACCACTTAAAAATAATATGTTTATTATGTTTCCATCAACTAATATGTATTACCTAACTAACAATCAAAAAGACTCATTAAACTTTGTGCAAACAATAACTTATGAATATATCTAATTACTATTGGTATTTTAGTGGTGTATTAACACCTAGATTTTGTGATGACGTTATAGCTTATGCTAACAAACAAAAAGAAGTTATGGCTGTGACAGGTGGTTATGGTGATAGAAAATTAAACAAACAAGAAGTATTAGATTTAAAACGAAAAAGAAATTCTGATTTAGTATGGTTGAATGATACTTGGATATACAAAGAATTACATCCATACGTACATAAAGCAAATGAAATGGCTGGTTGGAATTTTGATTGGGAAAGAAGTGAGTCTTGTCAGTTTACAAAATATAAACACAACCAATATTATGATTGGCACTGTGATAGTTGGGATAAACCATATGACAGGAAAGATCCAAACAATCCAGAACACGGAAGAATTCGAAAACTATCTATGACTTGTCAGTTAACGGATGGTTCAGAATATAAAGGTGGTGAATTAGAATTTGATTTTAGAAATTACGATCCACATATGCGAGATGAATCGAAACACAGAATACAATGTAAAGAAATATTACCAAAAGGATCTATTATTGTATTTCCTAGTTTTGTGTGGCATAGAGTTAAACCAGTAACATCAGGCACAAGATACAGTCTTGTTGTCTGGCATTTAGGAAAGCCGTTTAGATAATGTATATAAATAACTATTTTAACACGACCATTTGGTCGGAACAAAAACCAGAATTTGTAAAGTCTTTGAATAAGGCAAGTAACAAATATATTAAAGAAGCAAGAAATAGAAACAAAGACCATATTAAAAAATATGGTGATTTTGGATTATCACATCACTCAACACCATTGACGATAGATAATGATTTTTTAGATTTTAGAAATTACATTGGTCAAAAATCTTGGGAGTATTTAGACCATCAAGGTTATGACATGTCACAATACACAACTATGTTTAGTGAGTTATGGGTACAAGAGTTTGCTAAAAAAGGTGGTGGTCATCATTCAGCACACATACATTGGAATCAACACGTATCCGGTTTTTATTTTTTAAAGTGCAGCGATAAAACATCTTATCCAATATTTCACGAACCAAGAACTGGAGCTAGAGCTACAAAATTAAAAATGAAAACAGATCAAAAAGGTGTATGGGGTGGCACAGAACTTATTCATTTTAAACCTACACCAGGTACGTTAATTATATTTCCAGGTTTCTTGGAACACGAATATGCAGTAGACTTTGGTATTGAACCATTTAGATTTATACATTGGAATATACAAGCAGTTCCGAAAGGAATGGCAAAAGATGTTTAAAAAAAATAAATACACAGTTATTAAACAAGCTATATCAAAAGATTTAGCAGCTTTTGTTGCAAACTATTTTTTAATGCAAAAGCAGGTATATGATACTTGTAGAGAACGTAGATACTTTTCACCATTTGAAACTATCATTGGTTACTATGAAGGTGAGAATGAACAGATTCCAAATACATATTCTCAATATGCAAATATGGCTATGGAAACATTATTACTTAAATGTTTACCAGATATGGAAAAAGCAACAGGATTAAAATTATATCCTGCATATACTTATGCAAGAATATATAAAAAAGGTGATGTCTTAAAAAGACACAAAGATAGATTTAGTTGTGAAATATCTACCACAATGAATCTAGGTGGCGATGACTGGCCGATATATTTAGAGCCATCTGGTAAAGAAGGTATGAAAGGTATTAAAGTAGATTTAAAACCAGGAGATATGCTGGTTTATTCTGGCTGTGAGCTAGAACATTGGAGAGAAAAATTCAAAGGCAAAGAATGTATACAAGTTTTTCTGCATTATAACAATCGTAAGACTCCAGGAGCGAAGAATAATATGTTCGACAAACGTCCACATTTAGGTCTTCCTTCTTGGTTTAAACGATGATATAATTCTTAGATGGGGGCTGTGTCACCACCACATACCACGCAGCTCCCTTTTAAGGATTATATATTATGTTTTTTGGCGGAACTTCGTTTGCAGGAGCACCTTTTGGAGATTCAGGATTTAACCCTAATGCGTTTGTAAACGTAACCGGGAACAGAATTAATGCTAACACAGGCACAGTAGGTTTAGTAGGTAATGCTAATATAAGTGTTACTGGAAACAGACTTAATTTTACAATTGGCAATGTAACTATTATTGAAGGTACAGGTGTTATTGTATCTCCTGATGGTAGCCGTATAAATGTATCTAGTGGTGATCCAACTATTGTTGCAAAAGCTGTAACAGCTCTAACGGGATCAAGAGTAAATTTAAATACAGGCACACCTACATTTGCTTCTATCTATTCTGTAACAGGATCTAGAGTAAATACAAATACAGGAAGTCCAACCATAGTTGGTAAGGCGACTGTGTTACCAAATGGATCTAGAGTCGATGTCAGCACTGGATCTGTAACAATATCAGCAGATGCAAACTTATCAGTTACAGGAAACAGAGTAGACGTAGAAATAGGAAACGTTACAACTAAAGCAAATGCAACTGTAACAGTCACAACAAATAGACAAAATTTATCAACAGGAACTGTAACCATTGTAGCAAAAGCAACAGTTACGCCAGATGGTAGTAGAATAAATGTTGCAGATGGTTCTGTATTAATTAAAAAATGGGATGGTATTGTACCAGGAGCAAGTATGACTTGGAGTCCAGTACAAACATCGTTAGGATAAAATTATGTTATTTGGAGCAACACCCTTTGCAAACTCACCTTTCGCCGATCCAGGTGGTGTAACAGTCTTTGTCGCCTTAACAGGAAACAGGGTAAATATAAGCACTGGAACAGTTGGCATTAGTGCTTCTGCTAGAATATTACCAGGAGGTTCTGAGATAGAGATATCTATAGGTAATGTAACTACAAAAGTTAACCAAACAGTACCTGTATCAGGGTACAGAATAAACCTTGCAACTGGTACCGTTTCTGTGATATCATGGAACCCGATAGTTCCAGGGGCAACTGGTACCTGGGTACCTATTGACCCGGACAATCCGTAGGAGAAATATATGGCATCAAGTACGTCGAGCGACTTAAAACTAGAACTAATTACTACAGGTGAAAAATCAGGTACCTGGGGTACTATTACAAACACGAATTTACAGATATTAGAGCAAGCAGCATCAGGATACTTATCTCTTAATGTGGGATCTGGTGATGTAGCTTTATCTTTAGCAAACCATGCTACAGCAAATGGTAAAAATCTATACTACAAGTTTACTGGTACATTAACTGCAAACAGAACAGTCACTATGCCAGACTCTGCAGAAAGAGTATTTATTGTAGAAGATGGCACAACTAGAACTTCTTCTAATTATACATTAACAGTTAAAACTGTATCAGGGACCGGGCTAGCTTTACCAATAGGGTCTACAACAGTTTTATATTCTGACGGTACAAATATTACAGGTAAACTACAAACCAAAGGATACTACACACCATCTGCAACATATACTACAGTCAATGGCGATCAAATTTTAGTTGACACATCTGGAAGTGGTATAAGTGCTGCGGTTACAATAAACCTACCTGCTTCACCCGCTATTGGAAATGAAGTTACATTTATTGATAGTGGAAACAATCTTGCATCTAACAACCTTACTGTTGGTAGAAATGGATCTAATATAAATGGATCTGGATCTGATTTAGTTGTTTCAACAAATGCTTCAGCTTTTACCTTGGTGTATGTTAATGCAGCGAGAGGCTGGGTATACAAAGACAAAATATAGGAGCTGGTACGTGGCCCTATTAGACTTTACATTCTTTCCAGGAATCGACAAACAGAATACGTCTGTTGGTGCTGAACGACGTTGGGTTGATTGTGACAATGTAAGATTTAGATACATGCTACCAGAAAAAGTTGGTGGTTGGTCCTCACTTGTTACAGATACTATATGTGGTGTAGCGCGAAGAGAGTTTGCATTTGTTGATCTTGATGGTAACCGTTATGTTGCTATTGGAACAGACAAGTTTTTATTATTATACTTTGAAGGTCAGCTCTATGACATCACACCTGTAAAGACGGCTTTAACTAGCGCAACAATTGCAACTACGTCTGGTTCTGCTATTTGTTCTGTAACTAAAGCTAGTCATAACTTGGTAGCGGGTGACATTGTACAATTTAACAATGTAACATTACCAAGCGGTACAGGTTATTCTGATTCTGATTTTGAAGATAAAAACTTTCAAGTGACTTCTGTTACATCATCTTCTGTATTTACAGTTACACAAAGCTCTAACGCATCAGCAACTGTGTCTACAGGAGGTAGTATAGAATTAATTCCTTACGAGCCAGTAGGTCCTGCAGCACAATCATATGGTTATGGTTGGGGTACAGATACTTGGGGAGCAGGTAAATGGGGTGAAGCATCATCAGCAGATGAAGTAACACTAGAACCAGGGCTATGGTCATTAAGTAATTTTGGAGAAGTATTAGTTGCAACAATTGCAAATGGTAAAACATTTACATGGAACGCTGGAGCTACAACACCACTAGAAGTAAGAGCGTCAACAGCTACATCTGGATTTGCAACTACAAATAATCCAACTGCAACAAGGGTAACACTAGTGTCACCAACAACTCGTCACTTAATACATCTTGGAACAGAAACAACTATAGGTACACCAGCAACACAAGACGATATGTTCATAAGATTCTCTGAACAAGAAGATATAAATGACTATACAGTAACAGCGATTAACACAGCTGGTTCACAAAGGCTTCAAGATGGCACAAGAATTATGGGTGCATTAAAAGCAAAAGAATCTATTCTAGTTTGGACCGACAATGCATTATATACAATGAAATTTATTGGTGCTCCGTTTACATTTGGTTTTGAACAGGTGGGTACTAACTGTGGATTGATAGGTAAGAATGCAGCTGTCGAAATAGATGGTGTTGCGTATTGGATGTCACCAAACGGATTCTTTATGTTCGATGGTACAGTTAAATCACTACCATGTTCTGTACAAGATTATGTTTATGATCAAGCTGATACTACAAAAGGACAACAAGTATATGCAGGATTAAACAATCAGTTTACAGAGGTAGTATGGTACTATCCAACAACTAATTCAGAATACAACGATCAATATGTTGTATATAATTATGGTGAAAGCAACGCTAGAACAGGAACTGTTTGGTATGTAGGAACAGAAGCTAGAACTACATGGATTGATGCAACAGTATATCCTACACCTTTTGCAACTAAGTTTGACGATAGTGCATCAGGTACATTTCCAGTCATTATTGGAGAATCAGGGCTCGGGCAAACTACATTATTTGAACATGAGGTAGGTACAGACCAAGTAAACCCCGATGGATCTACAACAACAGTTACATCTTTTATACAATCATATGACTATGATCTTCAACAAATGCAGAGAGGTCAGTCATATGCTATAGCAGGTGATGTATTCTTAGCTGTAAGAAGGTTTTTACCAGATTTTAAAACGTTAGCAGGTAATGCAAAAGTAACATTAGCTGTTAAAAGATACCCTTCAGATTCACAAACTGCAACGTCTTTGAGTCCATTTACAATTACCGCAAGTACTGATAAAAAGGATACAAGAGCACGTGGAAGATTTGTAAATATAAAAATAGAAAACGATGCCGTATCTGAATCGTGGCGATTTGGCACATTTAGATTAGATGTACAACCTGATGGGAGAAGATAATGGCTAAAATAGCAATAAGATTACCAGAACCAAAAGAAGAGTACGATATATCTAACCAAAAACAGATTAATAGAGCTGTTACTTTGATTGTAGAACAGTTAAATTCAACATTTTTAGATGAACAAAAACAGGAGCAAGAAAGGTTTTCTTGGTTTATAGGTGGCTAACGTATATAAAAACGCAAAGGTAGATTTTACAACGACTGATAATACTACAGTCTATACATCGCCTAGTAATTCTAGAGCGATTATAAAAAGTATTTTAGTATCTGATGATTCAGGCAGTGGAGATAGTATTAATGTAACTTTAACAGATGCAAGTGCAGCAGTATTTTCTCTTTTTAAAACAAAAGCAGTGTCTGCAAATGCTACAGAAGAGTTGATAAGTCAGCCAATTATATTACAAGAGAGTGAGATATTAAAAGCACAAGCAACAACTGCAGGTAGACTACACATGGTAGTTTCTCTGCTAGAAATAAATAGGGACTAATATGTTTATAGAAGAAGGTGAAGTAGCATATACATACATAAACGGCAAGAAGGTGCCGGTTGTAAAATGTGAAACAGAAGTAGTTTTAAGAAACAAAGAAACTAATTACGAGTATAACTCAGATCAAGAAGCAGAGGATGATATTGCAAATCCAAATACTGCTACACAGAGGGAACACGTAACTAGATCATTAAAAGTAAAAGTAGCAGCGATGCCACCGTTAGGTGCAGCATCTGATGAGGACAAAGAAGAATAATGTTAAGTCAATACGATCAATCGGTATATGACCAGGGGTATAAATATATACCTCAAAGCAAATATTTATTGAATCCGTTTCAAGTACCACAAGGTGATGAAAACGAAGTTCCCACTGGTAT